GTTTCCCAGTCACGATCTATAGAGGTAAGTAAAAGGAGGAAATAAAAATGAAATTAGAAGATTTATATTTAGCAAATTCATCTTGGGAGCCAGACACTAGAGTGCATATTTATGACTATCACAACGCAGATGCCGTATATTTTGGAGATATAAACAAAAGTATAATTAAATACGGTGAAATGACGGTGAGAACATTTTTGAACAATACAATTTATATAGATATGGAGGTAAATAATATGCCCAAAGCAGGTTACGAATACGTAAAAGAGGAACAAAGACACGGAAGACAAATACAGTTATCAGAATTATTTGAAGCAATGTTATACTATAAAGACTTTACACCGTTAAAGCTGGTATATAATGGAATTCCAGTGCACAACGAACATAGAGCAGATTTTAAGTTGTCAATAATAACTTTTATAGATTTAAATAAAGACGGCTCATACGAAGTTTGGCTTGCAGATTAAATCATAGCGTATTGTTATATAACAAGTATAACAGATATAACAATACGCATTTTACTTGCACTTTAAATTAACATTTAGGAGGAATAATTTGAAACATTTAGTAGTTTATATAGCTGGTATGAGCATGGGAAATGCAGTTGCTAATTTTAGACATTCCCCGCCGACGATAAAGGATATTAGAGATGTGGAAAAAGAAATAAGCAATATTATTGAATCTGAGTGGAATCCGATAATTGTCAATTGGATGGGGATTTCAGATGATTCTGATATTTAGACGGAGGAATTAACATTTAAGGAGGAATCATGAAGATAAAAATAAGACCTTGTATCTGCACAAAAGAAAGCGTGACTGATAATTCCGTCTACTATGGGATGCCGCAATTAAAAGTTACAGACTGTAACGAATCAAGCAACATACAGTATTATGAGTCTTTTTGTCCTGCATGTGGGAGGGGCGGTTGTGGATTTCAATGCAAATCAGCTTATTTAGCATTAAAGCACTGGAATGAAATGCAGGAAAGATTATGGGATGCTGAGAAGTGGTCGCAGAGTCTATTAAATTAAAATATGGTATAATAAGGTATAGCAAATAACAAATGTTTCACGTGAAACATAGAAAGGAGAAATTATGCTAGCAATATTTTTAGAAGCATTTGAAATTGCAAAAGTTTTAATGCTGATGATTTTAGCGTTATTAATCACGTTTGCTATAACTGTGTTAATAATAGCTACAGTCAAAGAAATTTATGACGAAATTAAAGGAGGGTGGAAATCATGAAACCAGCAAATGTAGAAAGAAAATATCAGATAATGTTTACAAAGCAGATGAATGGTAGTTTCACGACTAGAATGTCGGTTCCCTATGATTTGTTAAGGGATATTGGAATAACGCCGTTGGACAAAACTGTTAAATTAGAACGTGTAGAGAACGGAATATTAATAAGAAAGGCGTGACTATGAAAATATCAAAAATAGCAATGCTAATTAACGAAGATGAAGTGATGGTAGAAGATAAAGACGGTATGTTTCAAATTGTTTCACGTGAAACACTACTTAGAGAATTTTGTCTTAATGACATTGATTTTATCTGTATTTGCAATCCTATTACAATGAAGCATTATTTAAAAATAAAAGTAAAGGAAAATATATGGACATGAAATTAAGCAAATTATTGTGCCGATGTTTAAATAATTGTTACATTATTTATGAAGGGAGAAAAGAAGGGATTTTATACTCAAAGATCGACATACCACAATATTTATATAAAAAGCAAGTGGAGGATTGGTGGATAGGATTAAATAATGGTCGCATTTATCTTAAAATAAGGTTAAAGGAGGATTAAAATGACACTCAGACAGCAATACAATAGAGCTAGAAGAAATTACTTAGCAAGAGTTAGAGAACTTGAAAGACAAGGGTATCAAGTAGACCGTATCGATATACCAAAAAAGCCTACAAGAGCTTCAATTTCAAGGCTACAAAAACAGACTTCGTCGAAATTAAAAGAAAAATCAGCTTTTATAGATATTTTTACAGGGGAAGTGTTAGAGCCAAAAGGAAAATCAGAGAGAAAGAAATTTGAAAAAAGAAATAAAAGAAATACCGCATACATCAAAGATATTGCTAAGCAGATGAATTTGCCAAGAGACATTGTTATACAATCTATACCCACAGAAGTTGATTTAACAATTGAAAATTTTTATGAGTCTATAGATAGATTTATACCACCGTTACAGGAATTTATAAAATCAAAAATGGATGAGCTATTAGGAGATAATTCGCCTGAAAGACGACAAGCGTTAGAAAAAACCTTAAAAGAAAACCCAGAATATGTTCCAACACCAGATCAATCTAGTCAATCATCAATTGCATATAATTTTACAGTATTAGCTAATGCAATGGGGCTAAATTTAAGAGAAATACAAGAACTGCAAGAATTAGCGGGGACAGATGGCATAGAAACTGAATAAAGCAGGTGACGCGATGTCTCGAAAGAAGAGCAATGTTAATTTTTGGGCGTGTGACTTTGAAACAACGGTGTGGGGCGAAGAATTAGAAAAAATTAGAGGTAAAAAGCAAGACTACACAGAAGTATGGAGTGCCGCATCAGTAAAATTATACGATGAGACTGAAAGTGTTATAATTGATCGAAGCATACGTGATTTTTTGGGTAGATTTTTGAATTCACCAGATAATGACATATTATATTTTCATAATTTAGCGTTTGATGGGTCATTCATAGTAGATTTTTTGTTGAGAGAAGGATATTCGTTCACGAATGAACGCGATAAGGATATGCCTAATAAAACATTTAGGGCTTCAATTTCTCAAATGGGTGCATGGTATTTTATAAAAATAAGAAAGGGACATAAAATTTTAGAGATAAGGAATTCTTTAAAATTGATACCATCCAGTTTAAAAAGGATAGGGCAGTCATTCAAAACAAAACATCAAAAATTGGATATGGTATATGAAGGAGATAGGCATTCATATTGTGAAATAACAAATGAAGAATTAAAGTATATTAAAAACGATGTTTTAGTGTTGAAAGAAGCATTAGAAAGAATGTTCGATGAAGGACATGATAAGTTGACAATAGGTTCGTGTTGTTTGTCAGAATTTAAAGGAGGGTTTACAACTAAAGAATACGATGCGTACTTCCCTGATTTAAGAGACTACTCTTCAAACACAGGGCATAAAAATTGCTGGGAATATGTTCACAAATCATACCACGGTGGCTGGTGTTATGTTAACCCAGAATATGCGCATCAGATAATAGAGCAAGGAACTGTGTATGACGTGAATTCGTTGTATCCTTCTATGATGCATTCAATGTCTGGGAACAGATATCCAGTTGGAAAACCCACAACGTTTTTAGGTGCTCCTACAGAAGATATTACTCATAACGAAAGTTACTATTATTTCATAAGGTTCCGCTGTAGGTTCCATTTGAAACCACGATGTTTCCCTTGGATACACATACGAAAAAGCAACCTATACAAAGGAAACGAAAATCTAATAACATCAGATGTAAGAAAAAACGGTAAATATAGCCGTTATTATTTAGACGATGAAGGAAATATACAAGACACCACAGTTGAGTTAACTCTAACGTGTAAAGACTGGGAATTATTCCAAGAAACCTACTACTTGGAGGGATTAGAAATATTGGACGGTTGTTATTTTCGTACAGTTACTGGTATATTTGATGAATACATAAATTATTACAAAGAACTGAAAATGAAAAGCAAAGGATTTCAGAGAGAAATGGCAAAACTTTTTTTGAATAATCTATATGGTAAAATGGCAATGAGTGATGATAGTTCATATAAAGAGCCTTATTTAGATGAAGAAACGAACATTGTTAAATTTATAACTCACAACGAAAATGAGAAGCAAGTAGGTTATATTCCAATAGGATCAGCAATTACATCATACGCTATGAATTTCACAATACGTGCGGCTATGGAAAACTACGCCAGATTTTGCTACGCAGATACGGATTCTATTCATCTCAAAGGATACGAACCAGCTACAGGAATTACTGTTCACCCGTCTGAATTCTGTTGCTGGGACAACGAATTAAAATTCGACGTAGGGTACTATGAACGCCAAAAAGTATACGCTGAAAATGCAATTGAAGACGGTGGGGTACCCTGTGAGTCGCGATTGTTATTAAAGTGTGCTGGCATGTCGCAAGCCGCAAAAGACCAATTCATAACCGAAGGTCTACCAATAAATGCTCTATCAATAGGACTAGAGTTAGAAAGCTCAAACCTAAAAGCAACCCGGATAAAAGGCGGTATATTGCTAAGAAAAAGCACTTTTAAATTACGAAAAGCACTTGACAAAACCGTTGATATACCTTATAATTAACATATAGAGAAATTAGTTAACTATAAAAATTAAAAGGAGGTAAACACAATGTTTACAAGAACAATTGTTGACGCAGTAGTCGTATACGATATTATTGCGAAAGTTGAAGGAAAGATCGTAACTGAAAGTAAAACACAGCAGATCGAAAAATGCTCTAACAAAGAGAAAGCAGAATTGATTCTGTCGAAGCAGAACAAAGGAGCGTTAATCGACGTTCAGTCAATCACTTACACAAAAACAACTTATGGGCAGGAAGAAGAGGATTTTTTTGCTACAGCTAAAGTAATCAAAACAGAGGAAGTTAACGAAGACGAAAAATAAAATTAAAAGGAGACAACCATGAAAGAATCTATTATAGTTAAAGGTACAGTGTCGTTCATAGGAATTCAGGACGGAACACACAACATATTAATTGATGTTACAGAAGAACAGGCTCAAAAAATATTGGAGTTATGTGGAAATTGTGCAGGATGCGAATCAACACCCATTAAAGTATCTAAAGATGGAAAATATCAGTTCAAAGCCCACAGCAATTTCGATATCGATGTATACGATGGCGGAACTGAATCTGAAATACTGTTTGGAGAAATTGGTAAAGATTCAAAAGTTTCTGTATTTGCTACAATAAAAGATGGAGAGTTTAAGCGAAAGAAGTATATTACAGCATACTTAAAGAGTGTAAATATTCTGGATTACAAGGAGTACGTTAAATACAATCCATTCGAAGACGAAAGTCAGGGAGAAATTTAACGGCATTATAAAGCAGTGTACAAGGGCAGTGGAATGGTATTGTGTGGTGGTCACACGGCAGTCCACTGCCATTTTACTTTAGGAGGTATAGTATGAGTAGTCAATATTATTCATGTAAATATTTGTTAACTTTAAAAGATCGTAACGGAAAACTACCAGACATATATATATCTGACGGAAATAGAACCGCTGGAAAGTCTGTTGCATGGAAAACACTGTTGGTTGACAGATTTTTACGTGGGCAAAAGAAGGGGAACGACATAAATCAGTTTCTTTTGATTTTTAGAAATAAATATGAAATGGCGGACTGCCATTCCACATTTTTTACAGATATACAAAGATTATTTTATCAAGGGCATGAAATGACTAGTAAAAAAGTTGCGGAAGGATTAATAATGGAAATATTCTTGGACGGTGAGACGTGCGGTTTTGCTTGTTCATTATCAATGGCGACAAAATTGAAAAAATTAAGTCCACTTTTTTCACGTGTTGAAGCCATGTTTTTTGATGAATATCAAGATGAAAGTAATAGGTATTTGACGGGGGAAGTTGAAAAACTTATGAGTATTCACACAACAGTAGCTAGAGGAGACGGAAAACAAAGTCGAAGAGTACCTTTATATATGGCATCTAATACTGTGTCTATGCTAAACCCTTATTATAATGCCTTAGGAATAAATAAAATGTTAAAAAATGACACAAAATTTCTTAAAGGTGATGGTTGGGTGTTAGAAAGAACCTACAATGAATCAGCTAAAAAAGCGTTTACAGAAGCTGGATTTAACAGAGCATTTAAAACATCTAATTATTTTGCTTATGCTTCTGAAAATGTTTATCTTAACGACAACAATTCTCTTATTGAGCAACCTAAGGGTATTGCAAAATACGAGTTATCTATAAAATATAACGGGTTTTGGTATTGTTGTAGAAGATATGAAAATATGATGTATGTTGATGAGGGAGCAGATATGACATACCCTGTCAGGATATGTTTTAATGTTGATGATGTGACAGATGATCGGGCTGTAATGGTTGGTAGAAGTCATTACATGGTAATTACATTACGAGAATGGTTTTCAAGTGGAAGAATGAGGTTTAAAAATTTAAAATGCAAGAATATGATGCTTGACCTTTTGTCTTACATGTGATATAATTAATATAGGCACCCATATAGAGCGGCTTACTTGACATATTTAGCATATCCACACGGTAAATACGTGGCTGAATGTGAACGGGCTGGAAACCCCTTGTAACTATCTTAATGGTAACTGCCTTGAATATTCGGTTGTTATGTGTGTTCTATAACATATATAACACCGGATATTTTGCTTTACAAACGGGGTATAATGTGTTATACTTATTATATAACAAAGAAGGTTTCACGTGAATCATTGAAAGGAGATTATTGTGAAGAAAAAAGAAGTTGCTGTGGAATTGTTTAGACATCTATGTGAACACAATTGGCATGGGTATTCACAATACAAAAGATGGGGAGACGGTGAAGGAACTTGTGACATTGTTTTAGCAGGAACTACATTTAAACTTGAGCAAGGAGACAGAGATTGCAGTTCGGCTATTATATCAGTGTTTGAAGCCGCTGGGATTAGTTGTGGAGGGGCTACATACACAGGCAACATGAGAGCGTGTATGGTTGAAACGGGTAACTTTGTTTGGAAACCTATGAGTTATATAGCTCAAGCTGGGGATGTGTACCTTAATGAAGTCAATCACACCGCTATGTGCATGTCTGCAGTTCCTGATATTTTAGGTGAATTTTCTATTTCTGAGACAGGTGGAATTGATGGAGCGACAGGTGATCAGACGGGATACGAATCTTATATACATAAGTATTACGATTATCCGTGGGATGGGATTTTAAAATGCGTTAATGAAGAAGAGGCTGGGTTTATAGAGACAAGAAAAACTTATCAAGTAAAGCCTGGAGATAGCTTATATAGAATTGCAATATTGTTTAACACTAGCTGGAAGAAAATAGCTGATGACAATAATCTGGCTAACCCCAATTTAATATATCCTGGGCAAAAATTAATTATAAAGTAGGTACAAAAGATGAATGCTGTAATTGTTATAAGTATTGCTTTAGGATTTAATGCTTTTGATGTTATTACAGGGTTAATAAAAGCTGTTAAATCAGATGAAAAAATTTTAAGTTCTAAACTCAGAGACGGTTTATTTAAAAAGATTGGTTTTATTTTATGCTACATATTAGCTTGGTTTATTGAATACGCAAGCAATTACATAGATTTACCAATCAATATTCCACTGGTGTTGCCTGTTGCGGTATACGCCATCATAACTGAAATTGTGTCAATAATAGAGAATATATCTAAGATAAATCCAGATATAACTCCCTCAATTTTAAAAAATATTCTGGGGTTAGAAAATAAGGAGTAAAAATGGCTGATTATCAGTTTGGTCAAGAAATATGGAATATATTGAAAGCAGACATACAGAATGAGTATGGGGTTGCGGGACTTATGGGTAACCTTGTTGCTGAGTCTGGATTGATACCCTACAGGTTACAAGGAGATTTTAGTGCGGATTATATTGACTCTTTAAATTACACTGCCGCAGTTGATAACGGATCTATTTCTGAATATGACTTTGTATATAACGGCCCAAACGGTGGAGGATATGGATTAGCTCAATGGACATATTTCGCCCGTAAACAAAATATGTACAATAGGCATATCTCAGAGGGTGTATCAATTGGAGACACAAATTTTACCTGTCAGTTTCTTTTGTGGGAACTACAAACTAGTTATGGTAGCGTTTATG